CGTAAGGCTCTGCTGCCGTCCTACAAGGCGCAGCGCAAGCCTAAGCCTGAGGGCTACTGGGAACTGTACGAGAAGACCACCCAAGAGTACACCGTCAAGTCCGCCGCCTCCCTTGAGGCCGACGACGTTATGGGTATTCTCTTGACCTCCCCAGTATGCCGCGACTCCGTTCTTGTCTCCCAAGACAAGGACATGAACACCGTACCCGGCCTACACCTGAACCCTTTCAAAGAGGGCGAGGGCATCCGCGAGGTCAAATGGGATCGCGCTATGTGGTTCTGGTTTTATCAAACCCTAGTCGGTGACACATGTGACAACTACAAGGGTTGTCCACGTATCGGCCCCGTAAAGGCCCGCCGCCTCTTGGAGTCCGATGATCATAACGATTGGTGGCCCGCCGTCCTTAAGGCGTTCCTGGCCGCCGGTCTAACCTTTGACGATGCGCTGATGCAGGCCCGGATGGCTCGCATCCTACACGCCAGCGATTACGATCACGCCTCCAGCCGCATCAATCTATGGCACCCGGAGGACCGTAGCGAGTGGACATCTTTGTGAATTGGCTAGCGTATTTCATACGCTCCCGCACCGTGGCATGGGTTATTGTGATCCTGTCGGTGCCTGTTATCTGGTTTCTCGGACCTGTGCTTTCATGGGTTTATGAGAGATACATCGACCCCGTTCCTACCAAACAATGAGGACGAATTATGACCGATAATCTGTCTACCGTGGAGTGGATTGCCACGCCAGACCCAATCACGAACCCATATGATCCGGTTAACCGGCCCCAACACTACGCCTTTTCGTTCAACCTTTTGAACGTTCAGGCAGAGATTGCCTCAACATATCCGCTACGTGCGGCGTTCATGATATGGAACGTCTTGAAATACGTAGCCCGTGCCAGCCGTAAGGGGAAGCCGGTCGAGGATTTGCAGAAGGCAGAGTTCTACCTGAAACGGGCGATTGAGATTGTCAGTGAGAAACCCGCCAGTATGGCATCAAACCGCATGAATATGGAGGGCAGCTTTGACTGTTCTTGAAATGGTGACAGAGTTCGCCGTAGCCATGGGACAGCCCGTGGCCGCCCCGCTTAACGAGAGGCTCTTGCGCATGCGCGGTAGGCTGATCGCCGAGGAGGCTGCGGAGGTCAATGAGGCGCTAGAGTTCATGGATGAGGAGCTAGACAACGGCGCATACCTTACCGCCTCTAAGGCGGACGTGGCCAAGGAATTGGCCGACCTGATTTACGTTGTCTACGGTATGGCTGCCACCTTTGGGATCGACATTGACGAGGCCGTGCGCCGCGTTCATGCGTCCAACATGTCCAAACTTGGACCGGATGGCAAACCAGTTTATCGTGGGGATGGGAAGGTGTTGAAACCTTTGACCTATCGTCAACCGGACATGCGAGGACTATGGCATGGGCAGGTATGATCCAAGGGATCGGGGGTATGCCCCCCGTGATCCCTACAATTGGCTCTACGATTGCGCTGTTAAATGGTTGGAATGCGCCGACGAGATAGAGGGAGGGAAGGAGTTCGATGAATACCCCCTCATTCTAACCAGTCATCTTTACCTTGTTGCGAGTTATCTCTATTACGTCCGAGACAACCCGATATTCTCTGACCGTTCCTTTGACAAACTGTGCGGGCACCTAATGCTGAACTATGGACGGCTAAGCGCCGCCGGTGTTCGTAACGTGTCACACCTGTTTAACCAGTCTGAACTATCGGCTGGATCGGGCTTTGTGTCCGCCTCCCGTGTGTCAGAAATCTACATCGACATAGCTAAACAGATAGAGGAATTGTTGCATGAACGAACTGTCGGTAAGGGCACAGGTAGTGCTGCGTCGAACGTATCTAAGACCACTAGACGAGTCCGGGACGGCGTTCGAGACACCGGAGATGATGGTGGATCGGGTGATAAGTCATCAAGATTGGCTGTGGACAAGGGCTGTGAAGAAGTCCTTGACACCCCCCGAGCTAAACGAGCTAAGCGAACTAAGAAGCCTGTTGCTGAATAATGCGATAACCTTGAGCGGTCGCACGCTTTGGCTTGGAGGGACTGATATCTCCAAGCGGCGTGAGGCCTCCATGTTCAATTGTGCGTTCCTGAACTGTGAGACTGTCAATGATTTCGTTGACGCATATTGGCTACTGCTACAGGGTTGCGGCGTTGGCTTTAAGCCTGTCGTTGGCTGCCTCAATGGTTTTGCTAACGAGGTTCCAACAATCGAAATACGCGGTTCGCTCATTTCCCGCGAAATGTGGGATGCGGGCCATAAGGGCGGCACCGAGAACGTTGTTGACTATGACGAATACACCGGGCGTTGGCTCTTGATCGTCGGCGATAGCGCCGAGGCATGGGCTAAGGCCGTTGGTAAACTCTTGGCGATGAAACACCCCGTCAAGAAGATCGTGCTAGACTTTTCCCAGATACGGCCAGCGGGCATTCGCCTCAAGGGCTACGGTTGGATATCATCCGGCTATGTGCCTTTCAGCAATGCCTTGTTGTCAATCTGCAACATCTTGTCGAGACGTGCTGACAGTCTCTTGTCGGCGGTGGACATATTGGATATTGGCAACCACCTTGGCATGACCCTTACCAGCCGTCGATCGGCTGAAATGATGGTTTATGAATATGGCGGTCCCGAGTGGAAGGCGTTCGCTAACGCGAAGCGCGACTATTGGGATACCGGAAACGAACAGCGTGGCCAATCCAATAACTCGTTGATCTTTAACACTAGGCCAACGGAAGCGGAGCTAGAGCAGGTGCTCCGGATGATGGTTGATAGCGGGGGGAGTGAACCCGGAATTATCAATGGGGCTGCCGCACGGAAACGTGCACCCTGGTTTTCAGGAACTAACCCTTGCGGTGAAATCCTGTTGCCCTCCCATGGCTTTTGTAACCTGGTTGAGATTAACCTACCATATTTCAATGATCGACCCATAGAGGAACTCTGGCGGGCAGTACACATTGCCGCTCGGGCTAACTATCGTCAGACATGCGTTAACCTGAAGGATGGCATCTTGCAGTCACGCTGGCATGAGAACAACGAGTTCTTGCGTCTGTGTGGCGTTGGGATGACTGGCATCGCACAGTCCTCCTATTGGACTGCTGGGAACATGATGACGTTCCGTAACATCGCGCAGGATAGCGCGAATGATATGGCCGATGAGCTGAAATTGCCACGCCCGAAAAGCGTGACCACGATTAAGCCATCGGGCACACAGGCTAAACGTATGGACGTTACCGAGGGTATCCATAAACCACTCGGGCGGTTCATCTTCAACTGGATTGGCTTTAGCCGTCACGATCCGCTGATAGACACCCTTGATCGGGCTGGATATCGTATCCGTCAGAACCCAACCGATAAGGAGTCATTCATTGTTTGTCTACCCGTGGAATACTCCGGTGTGGAATTTTCATCGGTCCTACTGTCGGATGGTCGCACGGTGGAGGTCAACACCGACACCGCAGTTGAGCAATTGGAACGATATCGGGAAGCCATGCAGTACTATGTGGACCATAACTGTTCCGTCACGGTCAGTTACGATCCGGTGGAGCTATCCGCAATAACTGAATGGTTGATGCGTAACTGGGACAACTATGTGGCAGTCTCTTTCTTGCCCCGTGTTGATCCCACGAAAACCGCAGCCGACCTTGGCTATCAGTATCTACCCCAGGAGGTAGTTAGTGGGGATGAATACAATGAGTATGTACGAGGCCTTGGGCCTGTCATGTTTGATGGGCGTGGGGGTGACTTTGTTGTTAGCGTGGACGAGTGCAGTAGTGGGGCGTGCCCTGTACGTTAGGGCACGTCCTAAGGATTTCCACGATCCTTTTAATCCGTGATTTTGGGAGGGGGCTTAGGCCCCTTCCTCTTAAAGCATTTTAAACCCTAACCACGAGGTAAACCATGCTCCCACGCATTGTTGCGTTGGTGGCGGTACTCCCGCTGTTGTATGTCATCGCTTTCCCGGTAACCAATCCAGAACTGTTGTTCGCGGTGTTGCTTATCCCTTGGGCTATGACGTTCATCTACTGGGGTATTGCCCTAGTGTACCGGCTGTTGTTTCATCGCGACCCTAAGGTGTGGACTGACGACTACGACATTAGAATTATCACCACCGGGAAAAATCCCGACGTGATAAGGGCTACTGTTGCAAGTTGCCCTAAACCACCCATGATCGTTTCTCGCCGTGAACTTGATATCCCAGGCACCGTCGTTGTCCCTGACAACACCGGTCTACTGGCGAAATTCAAGGGTGAGGCCCAAGAGTGGGCGCGGACAACTTTCCCCCGGACATCCGGTTACACACTTTACATAGACGAGGACAGTGTTCTACCCCCGAACTTTAAGATGCCAGCCCTTGGCGGTATCATCCAGTTTGAGGAGTCACCTGTTGCTGACAACCTTTTGATCGAAGCCATTGAGGCGCACCGATCAGGGTTTGCCATGGAAATGCCGTTTTTCAAACTGTTGTCAACGCCC